GTCCGCCTGTGCCTTGGTCTCGGCGGGTCGGGGCGCGGTGTTCGTGGTCATGGTGTGCTCCTTAGCTAGGTGGGTAGTGCTTGACTGACTCCCTCATCATGCCACGTTCGGGGGGTTTGAGGCAAGCATTTCGGAGTGACTTCTCAGAAAACATGTTTTCTGACCTGCAACGACGTTTATCGGGATAGAGGACTAGAGCGACCGGGCTTCCATGACAGGAAATCCTCCTGCCACCCCCACACCCCACCGGAAAAGTTCCACACGTGTAGAGGACTCTGCACGCCAGCTCACTGTGTGGGTTTCACTCCTGGACCCGACTGGTATACCTGGGGGGTGGGGGCCAGATCCAAGGTCTGGAAAACATGTTTTCTGGGGTGTGGATCTGGCATGGGGTTCTGGGGTACACCCCTCCCCCATGCCTAGGGGTACACCCCTGAGGCCCTAGGGGTACACCCCTGCTAGCCTCAGGGCATGGTGAGCAGCAGAACGACTACCCGAACTGTCCGTGTCGCGCACTGGGTGCTTGATGCCCTGGAGCAGGAAGCCTCGGAGCAGGCGACCACTGTCAGCGCTCTCGTCACGAGGACCCTGGAGCTTCACGTCACGGGTCTGGGCTACGTCGAGACCCCGGTGAGCGAGTCATGATCTGGCTCCTCGCTATCCCTGTGCTCCTCGCGCTGGCTGCGCTGCTCACGGTGTGGGCGAATCGTGCGCTGTACACGCCACCAGAGGACGAACAGCCCTGCGAGCACCCTTGGTACATGGACGGGCGCTGCGTGGTCTGTGGTGAGCCGAGGTAGCCTTTAGGTATACCTATCTGGAGGAAGCATGGATATCAAGACCTGGCAGTCCGTCTTGGACGTCGATGACGTACGGGAAATCGAGGACGCCGCAGCCAAGGCCACCACGCTGGGCAGCGAAGCCTTCGGGGAAGTGATCCTCACCCTCACCGAAGACGTCATCAAGTCCGAGGAGTTCTCTGCGCTGTTCTCAGCTCTCGTCGTCGGGAACCTCGCCTTCGGCGCAGCGCCGGTCATGCAACTGGAACTCTCGGACGACATCACCCTCACTGTCCGCCTGGATCAGTCATGAAGCCCGAGCGCTGGGCCAAGCTGCCCGTCGAGATCGAGGCCATGCGGTGGGACGGGACGGCGAGCGGTGCGAACCCGATCATCGACTGGGCGCTGTCCCAGGGCGGGACGATCGTCTACGCGTGCGACGCCCTCACTGAGGACCGCCTCTGCCCAGAAGACGAGGCGAAGCACCACCTGGCGATCAGCACCCTCGAAGGCGTCATGATCGCCCGCGCTGGGTACTACATCATCCGGGGCGTGGAGGGTGAGTTCTACGGCTGCGAACCGAACATCTTCCACAAGACGTACGGCCCAGCATGAGGTTCGACACCATCGTCTACGGAAAGCCCTTGCCGAAGGGCTCCCTGCGTCACGTCGGCAACGGTCGGCTCATCGAGCAGACCAAGGTCAAGACGTGGATGGCCGAGATTCGCAACCAGATCACGCGTGAGCACGGGGACACCCCTCCCCTGTTCGAGGGACCCGTGGGGGCCATCATGACGTTCCGGTTCCCCCGCCCAGCGGCGGCGAAGAACCGGCTCTACCCCCACATGCGCTCAGCAGGCGACCTGGACAAGTTGGTACGCGCTGTCCTGGACGCACTTCAGCCCACCGTCCTGGTGGACGACTCCCTGGTGGTGCTCATGTCAGCGCAGAAGTACTACGAGACGCCTGAGGAACCGGCAGGCGTGACCATCACCATCATGGACATGACGTGAACGTATCGAACCCGTCATCCAAGACAGTGACCGTGTGCGTCAAGGTCTCCCCCCGCGAAGCGGCCATCCTGAAGATGCTCGCTGGCAGCCCCGGCAAGGGCCTGCGCTGGCTACTGAACCGACACCTCCCCGACCCCCGGATAGAGCTATGACCCCCTGCGATGTGTGCCAGAACGACTTCAAGCCCGGCGAGTGGTATGTGTATCACTCGCGGCTCGACGTCTATGTCCACTCGAACTGCGCTTCTAGGGCTCTCGTCCGAGGCGAAGACATCAGCACACAGACAGTCATGATCAGCAAGGTTCCGCAGGAGGAAGCGTGAGCGTCTACTTTCACCCCGCGTCCGTGCCGCATCTCGTTGACATTTCAACGGTGCGGCCTGACCCGACGAACGAGAACTCCGGAGACGTGGATGCCGTCGTGGAGTCCATCGTCTCCAACGGCTTCTACGGCGCAGTCATCTCCGACCAGAACGGGATGCTGATCGCCGGGCACACCCGGTACGACGCGCTGCACTCCCTCGGGGCAGACAAGATCCCCGTCCTCCAGGTGCATGTCACGGACGACCACCAGCGTGCGCGCATCCGAGTCGGAGACAACCGCACCACCCGGCTGGGGCGTGATGACCCATCCCTCATGCTGAAGACCCTGGAGTCCCTGCTGGAAACAGACATGGGCCTCATGGGTACCGGCTACCAGGACGGGGACCTGGACATCCTGCGCGCCTCCCTGGAGGGACCGCTGGAGTTCAACGAGGAGGAGTTCGCCAAGCAGCGCTCCGGGCACGTGTGTGTCTGCCCGCGCTGTGGCTGGTCCTCGGACGGGAGCAAGTAATGCCACTGCCCGCAGAGCGAAAGCTGAAGGAACTTCAGGAGCGCAAGGAGGACCGGGAACGGGTGGAGCGTCAGCGCGCTGCACGTGGCAAGGCTTCCCAGGACATGGTGAAGCAGGCCGACGAGATCGAGAACCCCAAGGAAGAAGTCATCCCGCAGAACCGTGCCGCCGCAGCGCTCCAGCTACGGATCGACGGCGCTGGGTGGGGCGACATTGCCAAGATCCTGGAGTTCAAGACGAACCGGGATGCGCAGATCGCTGTCGAATCGGCGCTGGCGAACGAGGCGAAGTCCGTCGAGGACGTGGATCAGGTCCGCTTCCTGGAGGCCAGGCGTATGGAGCGCATCCTGTCCTCCCTGATGCGCCGCGCCACGAACCCGTCCGACCCTGACCACCTGGCGTACGCGCGCACAGCGATGGTCGTCATCGACCGGCACACGAAGCTGTACGGCGCTGACGCCCCGCAGAAGCTGAACGTCACGTACAACCCTGCCGCTGGGCAGATCGAGCAGTGGGTCTCCGCCATGGCCCGGCAGGTGCATGGCGAACTCGAAGAGGCAGACATTCTCGACGTGGAGGTGATCGACGATGTACGTGAAGATTCCTGAGACCCTTCAGCCGGTCCCCGAGGAACGCTGGGACCGATTCGAGCAAGAGTTGATCGAAGCCATGTCGAAGCCACTCCCTCGTGATGACGGCCACGCATATCCGTTCATGCCCTGCTTCACCCTGGAGGTCCGGAAGTGAGGAAGCGCCAGAAGAACGTAGCGGGGCCTGACCCCGGCAAGCGGGAGGGCTGGGAGCAGCGCGCAGTCAGCGGCATCAACAAGCCGAGGTACAGCAAGCAGCAGGTGCGCGCCGGTATGACGTTCTGGATCGCGGTGCGCAGGGCCGCGCTCGCTCGTGGCATCTCGCTCCCCGCGTACATGCGGCGCGCTGCGGCGGCGTTCGCGGCGCACGACCTGGGCGAGTCGTTCAAGGAGATCCTGTCCGACAGCGCCCACCCGGACTGGGTGAACCGGAAGAACCCTCAGACGGGCCACTGGATCAAGACCTTCGATGACGGCGAGGGCTACGGTTCCTGGGAAGTCAAGTAGAGGTATGTCATCCTGGGCGCATGAAGATGCGGTTCGTCACCCGATGCTCCCGGTGTAGGAACACCTTGCACATGGGTGACCGAGCCGTGCGTCAATTCGGCGGCTACTGGCACAACGCCTGCGTCATCGAGTACCGCAAGCACAGGGAGACACTGCGTGCCCGTAGCAATGGCTGAGCCAGAGTTCGACCCGGAGGAGTTCAAGAAGTGGACCCCTCAGGCGCAGGAGCGCGCCCTAGCCATGCTGGAGTCGATGAAGGAACCCCCGAAGCTCTGGTACTGCAAGCGGGGTCGATCCTGCGACGGCGAACCGCACCAGGGCGCTGACTACCCGCACGCCCGGGGGGACCAGTGGCCACCGGAAGGTGTCGACTGGTCCACCTGGGCCTGTGTGTCCGGGCGAGGTAGCGGCAAGACGCGCCTGGCCGCTGAGTGGATGCGCAAGATGAGCGAGCACGTCCCCCGCATGGTGATGGTGGGTCGTCGCGGCGTGGACGTCCGAGAGACCATGGTCGAGGGTGACTCTGGCCTGGAGATGGTCTGCCAGCGCGCGAAGATCTCCTACACCTGGGAGCCGTCGAAGAAGAAGTTCACCTTCGGCAATGGCGCGGAGATCCTGGGATTCTCCGGCGAGGAGCCTGACTCCCTGCGTGGCCCGCAGTCAGGTGCCGCGTGGCTGGACGAGCCAGCGCACATGCCCCTGATCAACGACGTGTGGGACAACCTGACCCTGGGCCTCCGCCTGGACGTTCCGGGTGGTGCCAAGGCGCTGGTCACCTCCACCCCCCTGCCCATCAAGTGGCTGAAGGAACTTCTCGCGGACGACGACACCGTGACCACCCGGGTGTCCACGTACGCGAACCTGAAGAACCTGGACCCGAAGTTCGCCAAGCGCATCCTGAAGAAGTTCGAGGGCACACGGCTCGGTCGACAGGAGCTTCACGGCGAACTACTCGAAGACATCGAGGGCGCGCTCTGGACGTGGGACCTCATCGAGAGCAACAAGCACCACCTCACGGGCACCGCTGAAGAGTTCGCCGCCGAGATGGACCGCATCGTCATCGGCATCGACCCGGCCGGTACCTCGCACAGCAAGTCCGACGAGACCGGCATCATCGTCATCGGCAAGCGTGGCAACGAGTACTACATCCTCCAGGACGCCTCCGGGCACTACACCCCTGAGCGCTGGGCGCGGCGTGCTGTGGACCTGTACGACCACTGGTCGGCTGACGCCATCGTCGTGGAGGACAACTACGGCGGCGAGATGGTGAAGTCCACGCTGGACAACATCAGCAAGTTCCCGCGCGTGCGCGAGGTCAACTCGCGTCGAGGCAAGTGGATCCGTGCCGAGCCGGTGTTCTCCCTGTACGAGCAGGGCCACGTGCATCACGTACCTGGCCTGACCGAACTGGAGGAACAACTGACCCAGTGGATTCCTGGGCAGGGCTCCTCCCCCGACCGACTGGACGCATTGGTACACGGAATGCACGAACTGACTGAGCACGCACGCCCTGCGGAGATCCGTACAGCCTCCGGGCTGATCGTTCCCCGGCACGTCTCGATGACCCGGAAGAAGCAGCCTGCGGTCATCACGGCCCCTGCTCGCCTGAGCCGCCCGACGGTACGCTCATGGTCGTGACGGAAATCCTCTACATCATCGGTGCCGTGATCGTCGGCGCGCTGTCCACCGCCAGGCTCGTGAACCTTGTCGTTCATGACACGTGGCCACCCGTGGTCTGGTTCCGCATCTGGTGGGCCGGGGTCACAGACAACGGTCCTTGGTACAAGCTGGTGGACTGCCCGTGGTGCGCTGCGCCGTGGATCGTCGCACCGAATCTCATCCTCGCCGTGGTGACAGACCTGCACCCCGCGTGGTGGATCGTCAACGGCTGGCTGGCGGCGTCCTTCGCCACGGCATGGCTCGCTATCAAGGCACGGGGGTAAGGCATGGCACGACTGAAGAAGACCCGAGGGGATGACCCGCTGCCGAGCAAGAGCCTGGTGGCTAGTGCCAAGCGCATCACGCGCGGCGTCGATCCCAACAAGATCGCGCGCTCCGGCACCGGCTGGCAGGACGCGGCGTGGCACTTCTACAACACGGTGGGCGAGTACGCCTACGCCGTGAACTGGGTGGGCAACCTCCTGTCCCGGGCGAAGCTGTACGCCACCATCGATGACGGGGATGGGCCGCGCCGCCTCCCCCCGACCGACCCGGCCTCACGTCTGGTCGAGGCCCTGTTCTACGACGAGCAGGGCCGCTCCACCGCGCTCCAGCAGATCGGCGTCCACTACACGGTCGCTGGTGAAGCCTGGGTGGTGGGCTTCGAAGAGGACGGCCAGGAGCAGTGGCAGGTAGTAGCCCCGAGTCGGATCAAGAAGACCGGCGACGACTACACGATCAACGGCAAGCCCGTCGCGGGCGACCCGTTCATGATGCGCATCTGGCGTCCGCACCCTGTGGACAACAGCGCGGCCACCTCCCCCTCCCGTGCCGCTCTGCCGATCCTGTCGGAGATCGAGCGTCTGACGATGCACGTCGCTGCACAGGTGGACTCCCGCCTGTCCAGCGCTGGCATCCTGTTCCTCCCGAACCAGATGACATTCGCGGTCAAGACGGAGGACGGCAACACCATCACTGGGAACGCTGATGCGTTCGTGGATGTCCTCCAGGACGTGATGGGTCGCGCCATCATGAACCGCGAGGACGCCAGCGCGCTGGTTCCGATCGTCGTCACCGCTGACGGTGAGGTCATCGAGCACGTCCACCACCTCCAGTTCTGGTCCGAACTGGACAACCACGCCATCGAACTGCGCACCGAGGCCATCCGCCGACTCGCGCTGTCCATGGACATGCCCCCGGAGATCCTGACCGGACAGGGTGACACCAACCACTGGTCGTCCTGGTCGATCGATGAGTCCTCCATCAAGTCCCACACCGAACCGCTGCTGAACCGCATCGCGGACGACCTGGCGACGGGCTACCTGCGCCCCATGCTCATCCAGGGAGGCGACGGTGTAGCGGCGCTGCCCCCCGACGACGCCCGTTCGTACGGCATCGGCGTGGACACCTCGGAGATGCGGCTGCGTCCGAACCGCTCGGAGGAGGCTCTGGAGCTGTGGGACCGTGGCGTCCTGAGCGCGGAGACCCTGGCCATCGAGACCGGGTTCAAGCCAGACGACATCCAGGACGAGGCGGAGCACAAGCGCTGGTTCCTGAACAAGGTCGCCTCCGGCCAGACCACTCCGGAGATCGTGGAGGCCGCTCTGCGGGCGCTCGGTATCGAACTGGAGGTCCGGGACGACCCGGATGCTCCATCCGACCGGCCTGAGATCCAGGAAGCGCGCCCCACTCCCTCGCTGGAGGACCACCCGCGCCGCGATATCCCGGACGAGAGCGAGATCGCCATGCTCGCCGCGTGCGAAGTCCTCGTGTTCCGGGCTCTGGAGCGCGCCGGGAACCGGCTGAAGAACAAGACGCAGCGCAGAATCCCCGGCGTGGCCGCAGCTGAGACATACATGTACCACAAGGTGGATACCGGGGCGCTGGACTTCGTGCTGGAGGACGCCTGGAGCGCTGTGGAGCGGTTCGCGCACCGCTGGGGGGTCAACTCTGAGCGCCTGACGGACTGTCTGGACGCCTACACGCGGGCAATCCTGGTGGAGCAGAAGCCTCACGACCCGGAGATGATGCGCGGCTTCGTCAATCTGCTGAAGGTGGCCTCATGATCTTCGACGATGGGCTCGAAACCTTCATCGCACAGCGCAGCGAGGAGATGGTGGACGCTGCCGACCTTCTGATGGGGCCTGTCCGCCAGGCTCTGGACGATTTCGGCTCAGAAAACATGTTTTCTGGGGTCCTGGAGGCTGCCACCCAGGTCTGGAACCAGACCGTCGAGTCCCTGGACGCTGATATCGCGGTCACTCCGGAGTTCCTGGAGTCCCTGGGCGAGTCCCTGGCCCAGACCACTCCCCCGAGCGACCCCCCGAGCGACGTTCAGGTGGATCGGATCGCCCGATGGGTCGCCACGTACGCCATCAACGCCGCGACGACCCTTGTCGCGGCCCAGGATGAGGGTGCGGTGCTCCTGGAGTGGGTCACGATGCGCGATGAGGACGTTCGCGGCCTTCATCGGCCCCTTCAGGGTGTTCAGCGACCTGTCGGGGGCACCTTCCCGGTGGGACAGTGGGAACTGAGCTTCCCCGGGCAGCCCATCGGGCCGCCTGAGGTATGGATCAACTGCCGGTGCGTCGTACGCCCGGTCCAGGGAGACGAGATGAGCGCACAGACCTTCGCGATGAACGAGACGGTGGAAGATCTGCCGGTGGTGGACGATGAGCCGCCCATGATCGAGTCCGAGAACGAGTTCGAGTTCGATGCGCTCCCTGTCGGCGGCGTCCTGGTGCCCCTGAGCGAGCGCGCGGGCGATGGGCGGCAGATCACCGAGGCAACCTGGGATGAGCCGCCGCTTGCGCTGCGCTGGGTCAAGGCCGACGCCGGTCAGCACGACGGCGCGGTCCGGGTCGGCACGATCACGGACATCTGGCAGGACGGCGACATGGTTCGCTGGTCCGGCAACCTCCTGAACACCGCCGAGGCGGACGAGGTGACTGGTCTCCTGGCTGAGGGCCGGATGGGGATCTCGGTAGACCTGGACTCCACGACCATGGAGCTTCTGGACGACCCCGAGGAGGCGATGGCAGCCGGTGAGATGTTCCGCATGGACGTAACCGGTCGCATTCGCGCCGCCACGCTCGTGGACATCCCGGCATTCACCGGGGCGTACGCGATCCTGGGCGGCGACCCCATCCCCGAGGTGGAGGATGACGACCTCCTGGCTTCCGGGTGCGTGCCGTGCGTCGCCAAGGAACTGGACGAGCACTACGCGACCCTGGTCGAGTTCGCCATCTCCGACGCGGAGTGGGACGGTTCCGCATCGCGCTTCACCGATGAGGAGTGGGTGGCCAGCACTGTCGTAGACCGGGGCGAGTCGTTCGGGACCGCCAAGGAGCGCTACGCCGTCCCGATCCTGGAGCCGAACGGCGACCTGAACCGCGCCGCCGTGCACAACGCTGCGGCACGCATTGACCAGGTGGACGCTCCCCCAGCGGCGGTCTCTGCTGGCAAGCGCCGCCTGGTTGCCGCCTACCGCCGACTGGACGAGGAGCCGCCCGAGGCGGTCACGGCTAGCGCGTTCGCCCCCGGCACCAAGGATGGCCCAGGCTGGATCTCTCACCCGGTTCCAACTCAGCGCCTGCGCAACTACTGGACCCGTGGTCCTGGCGCGGCACGGATCCGCTGGGGCGCGCCTGGCGACTTCAACCGCTGCCGTCGTCAGCTTCGTGAGTACATCGCCAACCCTGAGTGGCTGGCTGGTACGTGCGCGAACCTGCACTATGTGGCGCTGGGCACCTGGCCCGGCCGCCACAGCGCACGCACCGTAGCGGGTGCCGTCGTGGCATCCGCCTTCACCATCGTCACTGAGGAGACCACCACGCTTCCCGCCGCCTGGTTCGCTGACCCCGAACTGACTGCACCCACGCCCGTCACCGTTACCGAGGAGGGTCGAGTCTTCGGGCACATCGCCCAGTGGGGCACCTGCCACACGGGCCTGGGCCTGTCGATCAACCGTGGTGACGACTGCACCGCCGCTCCCCCGAGCGCAACGAACTACGCCTACTTCCGCACCGGGGTCATCGACACCGACCAGGGCGAGGTCCCGGTGGGCAACCTGACGATGGGTATCGGCCACGCGAGTGACAAGGCCAGCGCCATGGGTGCCATCGCGCACTACGACAACACGAACGCCGTGGTCGCTGACGTGGTGACCGGCGAGGACGAGTTCGGCATCTGGTTCTCCGGTGCCATGCGCCCGAACCTGACCCCTGAGCAGATCCGACAGTTCAAGGCGAGCAACCTGTCCGGCGACTGGCGTCGCATCGGCGGCGACCTGGAACTGGTGGCGGCGCTGGCCGTCAACGTCCCTGGCTTCCCGATCCCCCGCCTGTCCCTCGCGGCTGCTGCTGGGGTCCAGACCTCCCTGGTGGCGGCTGGCATGGTGGAGCGCACGGCGACGGACAAGGCTATGGAGGAACTGGCCACGCCAGTCTCCGCCAAGGAGTTCGCCAAGGCCGTGGAGAAGGAACTGGCCTTCCGTCAGGAGACCCGCAAGTCCAAGGCGCGCTACCGGTCTCAGGAGCGCAAGCGGCTTAGCGGCCGGGTCCGCTGAGAACACACCAAGGAGCAGAGATGGCATGTAACTGTGGCAAGAAGAAGGGCGCGTCGAAGTCGTACAAGGTGACGTACCCGGACGGCAAGACGGCGACCTACCGGTCCGAGACGGAGGCCAAGTACCAGGTGGCCACCAAGGGCGGGAAGTACGAACCGAACTGACCCCTGAGAGATAGCGCTTGCCTAGATGTTGACGGCAAGCGCTATCCTCTTGTCAGAAGCAAGTCGCACGACTGGGTGCCCGAAGGGCGCGTGCAGTACCTACACGCCCCATCCGTATCCAGAAGGAGTGCGAAATGTTCGTAATCCCCGAGGACATCACTGCCCTGTCGGGCACTGACCTCGCTGCCGCCCTCACGCAGGCTCGTGAGGAGGCGCGCACCGTCAACGCCATCGCGGATGACGAGTTCACCGACGAGAACCTGGACCGGCTCAAGGAGCTGACCTCGTTCATCGAGGCCGGTGTTGAGCAGGAGGCCGCTCTCACCGCCAAGGCCGAGGACCGCGCTGCCCAGCGCGCCAAGGCAACTGCACTCTCCGCTGAGCCCGAGGTCGAGGACGACCCGGAGCCCGTCACGGAGGACCCGGAGCCTGAGCCCGAGGTCGAGGACGCCACCAAGGAACTGGTTACCGCCAGCGGTAGCGCCAAGAAGGAGAAGACCCGAGTGGTCAAGCGTGCCGCTGCGGCCACCCCTGCCCCTGAGGTCCCGAACAAGGTGACCCCGGTCATCACGGCTGCGGCCGACGTTCCGGGCTTCGCCACTGGCTCTGTCCTGGACAGCCTGGACGACGTGAGCAAGGGCGCGATCGAGCGCTTCCAGGCCATGCCGCGCGGCAAGGTCGGGAACGTGCAGAACCGCTATGGCGTCGCGCACATCACCAAGCAGCGCACTGACGGCCTGAGCATCGACAACTACCGCAGCACGCAGGACCTGATCCAGGCCGCGTCCGTGGAGACCCGCCTGCCGGGTGGCTCGCTGACCGCTGCCGGTGGCTGGTGCGCCCCGTCCGAGACCCTGTACGACCTGTGCTCCATCGAGTCGACCGATGGCCTCTGGGACCTCCCCGAGGTTCAGGTCAACCGTGGTGGCATCAACTTCACCAAGGGTCCGAACTTCGAGGACTTCTACGCCTACGCGGTCACCGCGTTCCAGACCGAGGCCGAGGCCGAGGCTGCCACCGTCAAGGTCTGCATCGAGGTGGAGTGCCCGCCGTTCGAGGACGTTCGTCTCGACGCCGCGTACGTCTGCATCAGCGCAGGCATCCTGACCAACGCCGCGTACCCGGAGCTGATCCGCCGGTACATCGAGGGTGTCCTCATCGCCCAGCGCCACGCGGTCTCCGCGCGGATGATCGCTGCGGCCGAGGCCATCACGGGTGCTGCCATCCCGGTGCCGGACGTGTGGGCCAACGCGATGTCTGTCCTCCACGCCCTGGAGCTGGTGGCCGAGGGCGAGCGCGAGCGGTTCCGCATGTCGCGTTCCGCCACGCTGGAGGTTCTGCTCCCGTTCTGGGTCCGTCCGGCGCTTCGTGCCGACCTGGCGAACCGGACCGGCGTGGACATGGTGAACGTCACCGACGCCATGCTGGACGCGTTCTTCACCACGCGCGGTCTGCGGGTGCAGTGGCTGTACAACTACCAGCCGCTGGATGTGGCGACCGCTGGCATCGCCACGGACTACCCGGACACGCTGGAGACGATCATGTACCCGGCTGGCACCTTCGTGATGCTGACCGACGACGTGATCCGTCTCGACGCCGTGTACGACTCCACGGGCCTGAGCACCAACACCTACACGGCGCTGTTCGCTGAGGAGGGCGTGGCTCTCGCCAACGTCTGCCACGACCCGCGTCGCCTCTCCATCGACCTCGCGGTCACTGGTCTGACGGCTGCGGCCATCATCAACCAGGACTTCGGCGAGGCACCGCCCGCCTACGTCGAGGCGTGATCTCCCGATGAGGGGGTGCTGCCCGCCGCAGCACCCCCTCATCCCCTGATGGAAAGGAGGTCGGCGGATGCCCCTTGCTAACCCTGTCTACATCGAGGCTCCAGCGGTCGCCCCGGCTGCGGGTGGCCTCTATGCGGTCGCCAACGTCGTAGACGCTGACGTGCATGTCGGTGCGTCCGGCGCCACGTACCTGTCTGAGAACTGCGGGGTCGCTTCCAGCCTGGACGACCCCGCCTGTCTGACCGCTGCGGAGCGCGCTGAGAAGACGTTCGATGAGATCGACGTCATCACGGGCACCCCCTTCGCGGTCTACAAGGGCGTCGAGTGCACCTGGATGGTGGACGACGACTCCGACTGGGCGCGTCACGGCCTGGAACTGACCGAGCACATCGCGGTCGAGGAGGGCATGGCGGAGCACGTCTTCGCTGGCGCTACCGACATCACCCCTGCCCCCGGCACGGCGCTGACGGTGGCTCAGGCCATCGCGGTCCTGGAGGGGTATGCGGGCGCGAACTACGGCGGCGTCCCGGTCCTGCACATGGACCGGCACGTGGCGTCGATCGGTCTGACTCAGGAGGCGCTGACCTTCGGTCTGGACTTCACGATCACCACGAAGCAGGGCTCGCTGGTCGCCAACGGCGGCGGGTACCTGGGCATGGCGGATCCGAGCGGCGACCCGCCTGCGGCTGGTGAGGCGTGGATCTACATGACTGGCGCTGTCACAGTCGCCCGCACTCCTGTCATCGCCAACCGGGTTCTCGGTGCGAGCGAGCACCTGAACCTCCAGCGCGCCCTGGCTGAGCGCATGATCGCCGTCACCGCTGAGTGCATCCTGGTCGCGATCCTGGTCGAGACGGAGCTTGTCTGATGGGGAACGCGTTCCACGGCCCTCGCTCCAAGGCGAACGCCCAGGCTCTCCTGGCAGCAGCCAAGGGCCTGGGCTTCCCTGCCACGGTGGTCAAGACCACCCGCAGCGGCTACATGGCCCCACAGGAGGTCGTGGACGCCGCTCTAGGGGTCGATCACATCCAGGAGGGCGTCGTGTACCCCGAGCCCTCCCCCGCCCCCTCTGCGCCCCGCACAGAGGAGACCCCGAAGCCTCGCGGTAACGGGTCACGCGAAGCCTGGGCTGAGTACGCAGCGGCCCAGGGCGCAGAGATCACGGACGACCTGTCGCGTGACGACATCAAGAACCTGGTCGAGGAGTAATCCATGCCTACCGTCTGCTCTAGCTTCGTCCGTGGGCGGATGATGCGCGTCGTCCGTCTGGACGGGTGCGGTCGCCCCATCTATGGACCCGACTCCGTGGTCACATCCAAGGGGTTCGTGACCGTCTCCTACACCGCCAACACTGACGACGGCGAGGAGATCAACCTCCAGAACGCGGCTGGTGAGCGCTGCGTCTACGAGCCTGCCGTCCCGACCTTCCTCGGCTACACAGTCGAGGTCGAGTTCTGCCAGGTGGACCCGGAACTGTTCGCCATCATGACCGGCCAGGACACGTACACCGACGCGTTCGGAAACGTCATCGGCTTCACGCAGGACACGGCAGTCTCCATCCTGGACACCGCGTTCTCGCTGGAGGTGTGGGCCGGTTCCCCGGCGACCTCCGGTTGCGCCACCGAGGGGGGCTCTGGCAACTTCGGCTACATCCTTCTGCCGTTCCTCCAGGGTGGCGTCCTGGGCGACTTCACCATCGAGAACGATGCGGTCACCTTCACTGTCACCAACGCTTCCACGCGTGATGGTGCGGCATGGGGTGTCGGCCCGTTCGACGTGGTGCTGGGGGCGGACAGCCTGCCTGCTCCGCTCAACCAGGCACTCACCCCGACCACCCACCTGCTGGCCATCATCACGCAGGTGGCT